GCGTTTCTCTGTATGCTACTGTTGTCAAAGTGTAACCTGTTATATCTGTACCCCAACAGAAGACATAGAGTGTTCCAGAAGTATAAATTTCACCAGCGTCCCTTTTCAAACTTACGACATAAGGACGATGTAAAACTTCTGCAGTGCCTGTTGCTCTGACTCTAACAGAAGCTATAATTATAAGCGGTGCTCCAGTCGTTGTAATTTCTACCTCTTGCACATCGCCATTTACCCAGCCGGCTGCTGTATAAGCTGACACAGGAAGTGTTACTGCATTGTTTTGTATTTGCAAAGTATCAACTGCTAAGTCTCCTATTTGTGCATAAGCAGCAGTGATAGTTCCAGCTTGAATAATTGCACCGTGCACTAACTGCTGAGCATTAGCAGGATAAACAACTCCATTAACATTAACACACATTAACCAATTGCCTGCTGCTAAAGCTACACTATGAGTATTGGTAGTTTTGAATATAGTAGTAAAGTTAGGGTCCCAATAAATAAACAAGTCAGTAGTATCATCTGGCGTTATATCATAAGTTGTGCCTCTATATCTGAACTGAATAGTTTCATCCCCATCGGTTTTTGACCATGTGCATGTATCACCACCACTGCCTGTCCAGGTTAAATTGCTCGGCCAGGGAATATCAATATCTGGTTCTGGTGGTACTCTTTGACTTATTAATTGACCAAGCTGCTGTACTGTTAGCGGTCTTATTATTGGAGAAGCTGGTTGAGGCCACGCATAAACTGGATTATCAATATTGGGTTCAATACTGTCACTATCAAACAAAGTCGCATCATATGTTTCCAAAGTAACGTCAAAATAATTATCAACAGTATGTTTCATTTCGGTAATACGTCGTAGCTTGATTGCACCAGCTACTCCAATTGCTAAAATATTATTTTTGATAGGAGTTACATCCCAAGTTTCTTCAATAGTTACAACTTTGTCGACAACAGAAGCAACGGTGTATGAATCAATAACTACAACTTTGTTTGCCGTATCATAGCTCCGAATATAAACGATGTCAGCTGGCGATGCTGTACATATTCTATCCAACACAACGGTATTAGCTGCTTGACTTTTAATCACCCTGTAAGATGCTCCCCAATTAGCTACATTACTTTGAAGACGAACTACTTTGCCAAGTCGGTATCTCAAAGCATCTTTATACATACGAACAGAATTTATATTCTTTATCAGTTTACTCCGTTGCATAGCATGATTACCTACTCTTGTTGCTAAAGCTGCTCCTTTAACACCAATACCTTCAATTGCTACAATTCGGTTATATGCTCCTGCATTTTCATTTGGTACAGGTTCGTAAGTTCGTTCATAACCATGCAAAGCGTCTTGATAAAAAACTTCGCATCCGCCTGCCATTTCGCCATAACCAGCCCATGCTGATTTCCAACTGCGAACCATTATATTATCAAAAGTAATCAGGTCAAAAATATCAGTATCTACTTTGTCAACCCAACCAGTCAAAGTATTACCTTGCCAATATGGATACATTCTACCCACCTGAGCAATTTCATACATCAAACTCCATACGTCAGTTTGGTAATCAATAATTGTATCGCAAGTCATTCTATCTTCTGTGCCTTCATTGCCATCAGATACTTGGTCATCACACCACGAAGCCCATTCATAAAAGAAAGCGAGGTCAAGCCTGCTTGGGTCAATACCTTCATATCGTTCTATGGTATAAGCCCCACCACCATTATTGTCTCCTGAAATAACAGGCTGTGTTAATGCAGCAAGCGTAACCCATGCTCTGTTACGACTATATTGAAGTATCCAAGTTGTTCCATTATAAGTATTGACAATTTTATCTTCTGCTTCCCACCTAACATCAATCCGTCCGCTTAAAGCATTTGTAGCCAAAGCTGTAATACCAATCAATGCTTTACCAGGTCTTGTAAAAGGTACATCAACGACTTCACGAACACGTCGCAAAATTAAACTGTTCATATGTCTTTCTGAGACACTATCGGCAGAGACCTTGGTTATTTTTAGTTCATATTGTTTACCGTGTTCAACAGTATCAGCAACCTGAGTATTTACTACATATGCTTTGTAAATTGGAGCTAAAGAATTTCCTCCAATTGTACTGTCGAAAAGAGTTGTCCAAATACCTGCATCACGTTCAGAAATTTCTACCTTGACAGCGACAGACGTTGCAACACGACCACCGCTTTTATGATAATGATAAAGACCTCCTGGAAGCTCAAGAGTATATCCTATATCATCGAAGAAGTTATTTGGAGTTGTAAATATTACCGGTCCTCCGTCATGTGTAATCTCCCATCCTGGGCTGTACTCTAATTTGTTTTGCTCAAACCCACTCATAGCGGTTTGGTTTAATGTTCCAAGTCTTTCTTGTATTGACACTCCCGAATAATTAGTTGAAGGTTGGTCATCTAAATAAACAATTCCAGTTTTACCTTTTATTGGTCCCTGTCCATAATCTAATATCATGTATAGAATTTCATCACCACTGCCGTCAACATCTGTCCATCTTGCAACAACGTTCCCATGATGCATATTCTTGCCGAAGCTCAACGGATGTGCTCCACCTTCCCTCATAGTTGTTTGAGGAGCCCAACTGAAACTTTGACCTGCTGCTGTATCTTTACGACTGGGCGCATCTGGTCCAAACAATACACCACCAAGGTAAGCGAGACCGAAAGCTATAGCCATATTTACTGCTGTTGCCCAGAAAAAGGCACTCCATGTTGCATACCCAAGTGTTGCCGGGTCGGCTATAGTTGAAACCAAAACAACCTTACTTTGTGGTTTTAGCCATGTTCTTTCCCAATCTTTATATTCAACCTGCTTGCGGTCAACACCTATATAGACATCTTGTCCTTGAGCAACCTGTTCTTTTAACTGAGCAAGATTTTGATTTCGATATGGGACTTCACATATCGTCATATGCTTACGGTCAAAAGGATGATGAACAAAATTAACCTGTATTGTCTGGTTCATAATAACCTTCAATGATTCTAGTATAAGGCCAAATTGTCAAGCGGTCTTTCTGTACAAAAAATTCTGTACAATTGGGGTCAAAAATATTTCTTGGGCAGGCATGGATAAAATGCAAGCCATCAGGCCACACTACACCACTATGCCAACTGACAACTGCATGAAACAAAACAATACAAGGAACAGTCGAAATATCCTTTCTAATAAGGTCTTGGCCAAGATGAAAGTTTTTCAATTGTAAACCAAGAAGCTGATAAACTTCACGACAAAGATGCCAACAGATATAACGCTTATTTTGTCCTTGCAAATTTGTTCCATATGGTTTATTAATCATATTTTCTATCGTATCTTCTATCATACCTTTAGTACGCTCGGGTCAAGCCCAAGTTCTCCTCCCCAATGAACAGCGTTTCCTTTCGTATGGCAATCTTCATATGTTCCGGTACACGTAGCATCACCTCCAGCATATTGACATCTCGGTCCTTTGAAAAGAGTAGGTGTTGCCAAAAAACATTTACTACTTGAATATATTCTTAAAGGTATTCGTTGTGTCAATGGATTAGGAATACCTAATGTGAATGTTACATGTTCAGAATCGCTTTCTGAAGCTAAATTGTCGTAATCAGCTTCAAGTGCAGCAATAGGAGTTTCAAGATATTTCTCGCATACTCTTATTAATTTAACACTTGCTCCAAGTGCACCTTCTGTTGCATTAACAATGTCTTCAATTATACGGTTGACATCTTGAGAAACCTGTAATGTAACTCTTGGAATGCTTCCATCTCCAGAAAACATTTGTTCGCCTATTTGTAAATTGAATTTAGCATAATTATTAAGACCATATCGAACATCTGCCGTATTACGCGCTATGCGTCTAGTGTCATATCCTGATACAGCAATTTCAATAAGCCATAACCAAGCACCACCACTGTATGGGTCAATCAAATCTGTCTGCATGAAATTTGGAATTTCTACATAATACACTAACACATCAGGAGTACAAAATGTAGTCTGCAATAACAAAGTGCTGGGCAAAACAGTTTTGATATCATATGCAAGTGGTGTCTGTTGAGTTAAAGCCAAAGCCAACACAGAAGGTTCAATTGTACAATCAATTATTATTTGTGGAGCTAAAAGAGTCAATGCTAAATCAAAACTACCAGGATGATGAATGTTGATAGTTATCGGGGTCTCTAAAGTTAGCGCTAATGCCAAGGCAGCCGGTGATATCACAGATGAACAAATAATTGTTGGTGTTTGCTGTGTCAAAGCAAGCTGTAAAGCGGAAGGAGAAACAGTTTTGATATCAAATACTGTCGGTGCCAAAATATCAACTGCCAAATCTAAAGCAGAAGGGGTAACAGTTTTGATATCCAATACTGTTGGCGTTTGTTGTGTCAAAGCCAAAGCTAATACAGCAGGTTCAATTGTAACATCTGTTACTGCTGACTTAGTAGGCTGTGAATGCCACGGGACAATAATTCTTGGATGTACTGTAACAGCTGTTCCATTTGCAGTTAAGTTATAACCACCAACTTTATCATTCAGCCCACGAATTAGATTCCAATAAGATACAAGACCTAAGGGGTATGCTTCTGGAGAAATTGCAGCAGCAAGAGAAGGAATTATCTTTTCAAAATTATCTGCCTTATCACTGGCTGTAGCACCAGCCCAATCACTCAAATCCCATACTGCTACCTCTGCAATATCACCGGAGAAGTAATGAACGGGGTTTGCTCTCCCCCAATAACCAATAGCGGTTCTGTCAAGATTTTGAGGAGTACGACTTACCGCATTAGTTCCCTTGCCGGCATTGTTTAATAAGATTCGTCTATCTGTGGCACTAACGAATAATGCACAAATGTGTTCCCATACACCATTAGTTATGTTTGTTGACGTAACCGCTAAACTCGAACCACTGGCATCTTGTGAAAGTGCTCTCACCGTACCATCTACCTGTGGTTGAATAATGTGGTTGTGAGCATCTGAGTCTTTATCGACTATGCAAAAGGGGACACATTCTACACTTGCATCCCTTCTAAGCCAGATACTAACTACAAAAGGATAACCAGCAACAGCTTGGTTTACATAAAGTGCATCGTTAGCAGCATCATTAAACAAACGAGCCATTATGTCTCTTTCACAAGAATTTCAAGTAACTGTAAATCATTTGGGTTAGCAACGACAGATATATCTCTTGTGGCTCTTATACAGATGCGGGTATTCGGTCCAGCAGAACCAAAGGCAGCTTTTGCCAACGTTCCCGTTGTTGATTCATTAAATTTATTAGCTGTTACATCTGGGTCATCAGTTATAGTTACAGGAGTTTGACCGTCTATACCTAAATCTCCAGTTAGAACATCAAGGTTCGCAAGAGGCAAGACTCTAAATTCTAATTCTACTACATCCCCATCTGTACCGTCCATAGCAAATTTGTATGAAAATGTAAATCCAGTTGTTTCGCTGTAATGGCTGGGTATTGTTACATGCCAATCCATATGTTCATCAACTGTCCCGTCAAAATCTAGAACATCAAACACTATATTCGGTGTTGAAGCATCTGACACTTGGTCCCTTGTAGCAAAATTAGCGGAAGGTGGACTGGAATTCAAAGCATCCAATATAAACAGGGTATCTCCACTTGACATAAAACACCTCCTTTAATTATGCTGTCGCTAAGGTAATGATACCATTTGCATGCCATTGAATTGTAAAAGTTCCTGCTGACACACTCTTTGCTCCGCCAAAGTCAATCGAGCAAATTAAATTACCAGCGGCAGTTTCGTCATAAAGAACGCAATGATAAGCTGTAAACGTTGCTGATGTCCAGGATACGTCAGTACCATCCCACTTCATCGTTGCTGATTGTGTAACAGCTTTGCCAGCCAGTTCCTTATCCTGCTGAGTATAACCACCTGCAGTTGCAAGCTCATTGGCAGATACATCAGCAAGAACATTGTGAGTTGTTGTGAAGCCGTGACTATTGTTTAACAACATAACGATAACAGTATCAGCTTCCATATCAACAACTTTGTTGAACAGATTCGCCTTGAACCTATCATAAATTCCTGATGTCATAAGTTTTACTCCTTATCCTATTTCGTGTCGTGTACCTGCTATTTGTAAACAGTTTACATGAACAGTACAATCCTGACCACCGTTCGCATTCGGTGTTTCTTCAGACCACACATTATTAATAACAGGATTTCCGTCTTCATCGAAGTGGTCAACTTCGATTAGTTTGTCTCCACTCTTTACGTACACAGTATCTTCAACTTTCCAATACTGTTTACCATGAAGGGTTACAGGTTTTGCTTCCATGTATTACTCCTTTCAATTTAAGGTGTAGTCTGTATAAATGCAAAACTGATTCTCCAAAGGTCATCACGACCATCAATTCTACAAACAGGTTTGCTAACAAAAGCAACTTCGTATTGTGTTTTATCTTGAACATTATACCAGTAAAATGGCACATCTTTATGAGCTTCGTAAAATGCCATTATTAATAGTTTATGGGAATTTGCGACCAGTCTCTTTTCATAAGTGAATGTCCTTGGGTCAAAAGTAAATAACTTATTCAGTACTGGATAGCCACTGGCAGTACTTCCAATGATTACTGCATTATCATCCGGCTCATCTCTAAAGTTATTACGAGCAGGTTTATGTAAAGTATGTGGAAAAGCATCCATCATCTTACCTGTTTAATATTTCTTCTATATTTCATATTGGTTTGCATCGCTTGCATATTAACACTAAGAATTTGCTGATTGAGAGCACCAGTTGTTTCTTCTATACTAACTCTATGTCTTTCTTGCCCTGTATAATTAATACTAATTTCCGTTCTACCACCACCACCTCCTACACCTGAAAATGTTTCTCCCTTATGTATTTTTGCCCATCCTGTTTTCGTAACTGTACCACCATGCTGAGCACTTGGTGCTTCAGTAGAACCAGGCAGTGCTCCCATGATACCAGCTGCTATCGGTCGAGCAATTGCTTCGTACATGATTATTTGGGTTATCATACGAATAAGACTTCTAAACATGTCAGTCATTGCAACTCCAAACTTCTTCCCTTCAAACGCCATCTGGTCAAAAGCATTTGACCATGAACGTGCCATAGCTGAAGCAATATCTTGATGAACTCTTTTGAGTTTAACGACTACCTTTTCTGCCACTTTTTCTGCTTTCTGTAAAGGCGTAACAAAAGCATCTTCCATTGGTTGTTGCTGTTCCTTAGCTGTCTGGCCTATAGATTTAAGTGTCTCCTTTAATTTTTCACCTGCTTCATCAAATCCTTGCTGTATTTGAGGAGGAACAGGAAGAACAGGAGCAGTTGGTTCCTTTCCAAATCCTGAAACAGTAGCAACTCTTCCTGAAACACTTAATGGCATTTTCTTCTTAATTATTTCTACTAAGTCTGTTCCAAGTTTAGACATAATTTGTTTTGATTCTTCTGCCAATATCTTTAACCAATATATACTTACATCTTTTGCATACTTAAAAGCTTTCTCCCAGTCTGTTTTTAAGAACTGTGCAAAAACAATAAATACATCTTTTGCATAAGCGATATAAGCGACAGTAACTTCAGCCCAACGACCAATTCTATCTTCATTGTCCTTAGCCCATTGTTTTATTTTT